AACTGTTTCCAAAATTTAAACTTCTCACAGGCCTGATAGCGGTGCATCCCAGTATTAAGATAACATTTAGTATAGATTTCTCTCTCGTCGCACGTTTGATTAGGACATATTACCGTCGCTGTTATATATCTTCGTTTCATTATAACACCTTATTTAATTTTTAGTGAATGAGGTTATTAAACCATCTTTAATCACAATATCAAAATCAGTAACTCCATTCTCGCTTTGTGTTATTCCTTGTGTGCCATCTCCTGACTTATAATCTCCCCCTTGTATAACTCCTGTTGTTGTAATATTTCCAGCTACAATTATATTTCCAGCGGCATCCATACTCATCTTTCCTGCATTACTTGCTCCAATCTCTAAAGTTCCAGCGGTAGTATTATTCACTTTATACCCAAAAGCTGAGGCATCAGCACCATTAGCTATACACTGATGTCCAACGGCGGTGGTGCTATCTCCGAAACAATCACATTGATACCCTACCGCCAAAGCCCCACTACTATCAACCTCACAATTCACTCCTAAAACAATATTCTCTTCATCATCAACAATATTTCCAGAACCAAAAACCGAACAAACCTCAGCATCTACCGTATTACTGTGTCCAACAATTACATTATCATCCCCATCCATCACATTTATAATTCCTGTGATTGTTGTCGTTCCTAATGCCGCCGTGCCTGTTGTTGTGATATTTCCATTAATATCGACTGTTACCAAATCTCCTTGAGTTCCACCATTGCTTGTAAATGCTAAAAGGTCAGCAGTTTGTCCGCTCCTTGCTTCAATTTCCATTGTTGTTCTATTTGTACCCGCCATCACATACAAATCAACACCTTGAAAAGTTGCTTGATTGATTGTTAAAGCAGTATTCAAAGTCATACCTTGTACTCCAATAATAAATTTCCTTCCAACACTATCTTTAATCTCTGCTGAGCCTAGAGTATTTTGTATTAATCCATCAGTTATCTCAAAACCAGATATATTAAATTTTGTAAGTGCAGTTAAATTTGTCCCTTCAATATCGCCTGTTGTTTCTATATCATCCTCAGCAGTCTTAGGAGAAAGGGCAGTTCCCACTCTCTGCCAGAAATCAATAGAAGCAATCTGTGCGTCTATATATGCTTTATTTGCTATGTCATAATTCTCTGTTGGAGTCCTCACAACAGACCCCTCACGGAGCTTTTTCACCTTCTCGATGTCATCCCTCGCATTATCATAGCCTGGTGAGCCCAGAGGAGTCGCCTGTGGCACGTTTGTAGGGTTGCCCCTAGTTACATTCAAAATTCTATTAATCTTCTTAGAAGCCATAATTATGCTGTTACGGAGCCGTTGATCATCCCGTACTGAAGTAGGACCGTGATGATGAATCCTACCATGTCCGAGAGTTGATCGTTGCTAGAATTATTACAATCAATCGTCGCTATTGTAGTCCAGTTCGTCGCGCTCAAAGAGTGAGTTTTTGCTGTAGGGGTTGTTGAGCCCATCCCAAATTTCCCAGTCTGAACCGACCTTACTTTTATTGGATCTGGATTATTCATTTTTTGGCAGCTCCCTTTGGTTTTGTTACGGGTTTGGTCTTTTTAACTTTTGCCTTTCTTCCCCTTAAAAAAATTCTCTCTTCAACTGGGAGTGCGTGAGCATCCTCTGAAGAGATCGCCTTGCCTTTATAAAATAGTTTTCTCATTATGCCCCCTGAACAACTATCGTCACGTTGTTGCTCCCATCCTTATAAGTATTCATTTTATCATTCGCGTGTGTGTATCCTCTCGTCTCTACTTTTCTGCTCCACTCTGAAGTATGCCCAGACAAATAAGCTTCAGCTACAACAACCGCCGTCGTGGCATCTCCCCCGGAGCTTGTCAACACTCCATCCCATGCCCAGTATTCTTCTAGGGCTGCTGTGATGATTGCCTGTCTCCCTGTCTCTGTGGACTGGGTTGATTTTCCCTGAAACTCCCTATAGACTTCATCCGCATACAAATCAACACTCCAATATTTCACCGGGCCCATTGCTCCACCGAGAAAATTCGACTCTGCTCCATCATTTGTCTGACATCCAATTCTCCCCTCATCAAGATTCGCCCATTCGTCAAACCAATCATCCGTGTTTGTTGCAACCGTCTCAGTCGCCGCGACCAATAATCCATTGATATAAATTCTAGGTTTCACCCCATCTTGTACTACGGTGATGTGCATCCATTCATAAGCAACTACGCAAGCCGTGGTTGTTATAAAATCAAATCCCGCTGCTGCGTGTGTTCTTCCATAAACTCTAATATCATTCGCTGCTTGTTCAATTAAAAACTCTTCATTTGCTCCGCCTGCAGCATCTCCCAACCCAATCAATCCATAAGTCCCTGTGATATTATCAGGCAAAAACCAAAAAGAATAAGTCCCAACCGTATCATTCGCCGTAGCTCTTGCGACAGGGTGTGCATCAATCTTTAATTCATCATCCACATCATCAAAAGAAGTCGCCAAGTGAGCGTTGGCATTCCCCTTAATAACTTCGACATCGCCTGCCGTCATTTTATGCTCCTGTAAGCTTATACGCAGCGTTGTTATTTATCAGAACAGGAACATTTATATTGAAGGCTTTGATCGTGATTGTTTCTCCAGGCTCTTCTTTGAAGAAAGTTGTTAGGCCCTGTGCCTCATACAAACTCATCGCAGTCTTTCGGATTCCAAACAATACAGTATCCTCCGTCGCTGAATTAGTCTCAATAATATCGAAGCCTGCAACCTTCCCAACAACACCATTCCTGGAAACTCCATCTGTATAAAATACTGCTGCGTTTCGGATAACTGGGTTGTTCATCAATTCCATCAAATTCGTAGGGTGGATTGCCATAAACAGATTATCGCTAGTAGTCCAGTTGTTCAACTTCAAAGCACTTCGAGCAATCAAAATATCCTTCATAGGTTGCTGCAAACTTTCCTCTGCATTATCCCACGTCTGAACTGCTGCGGCCGTGTTTGTAGTAGTCGCCAACTCAGTCCAAATAGCTGCATCTTCTGAAGCAGCAATCGCTCTCGCAACTCTCACCATCATCCGCGCCTTCACATCGAAAGCCGATAACTTCCATACCTGCCACCCCATTGAATGAACCGCTCCGTGTTGCTTCACTCTCTCATTAACCTCAGTCCATGAGTGCTCCACGTGCTCCATAATCGCACCGTCTGAGTTTGTGAAATCAGTCCCGGTAATTCCAGTCGTAGTGATTGCAGAAATATCTGAGTCTGTTTCCTCGTAATAAGTGTTAGTCTCGGCACTCGTTGGGATAACCGTACAAACCCCTCGGCCTGTAAACATTTCTAGGGCGAAATTCTTAACAATCTTGTCGACATCTTCTGCTCGAAGGTCTGCTTCACCTGGCTGGTCTGCCATCAGAAGTCAGATTTAAAGAGCCCCGTCTCTGCGTTTCCTATCGCCCCATAAGAACGGCCAACTGCCCAACCTTTCTCATGATCTAATGTAGATGATAAATCAACCTCCCCTGCAACATTCCCCATAGAAATAAAGTCGCCAATCGTAGCAGTTCCCCCCGCGAGAGTTGTTGCTTTGAAAATACAATTTGTTATCCCTGTGATAAGTGTTTTCCCATCGTTTGCCACCTTTTCTTCTGCTGCGATTCCAACAATAGGCGTGTCAACATTCCCTGCGTGCGCGGTGACCAACATTTCATCAGCCAATTCTAAGAAGTCGCCCTTTGCAATAGCAGAAGCATCAGCGACGATAAAAGGAACTCTATCGCCATTATTCCCCAGAAGTCTCCATATTTCTGCTTGTGCCATTGCTTAGTAGTAGAAAAAGATTATATTTAAATGTTTCGCTTTCAAATCACACCAGGCATTTCTTCCGTATCCCCTTCCTCAGGCTCTTCTTTTGCTGGTTCAGGGTATTTTCGCCTCTCTCTTTTCGCAACCGCCAGAGCTGCTTTCTCAACCATCTCCCCGCATTCCAGATTTCTCCTTGTGGCTTCGATTGATTTTAGACTATCTTCTTTAAGTTTGACAACTTTGTCCCAATCTTTGTATCCTAATCCTTCGCCCATTGTGCTCCTACTGCCTCCCCAATTTGTTTAACTCGAGCTGCTGACGCTTTCTCTTCCTCTGTTAGTTTAGGCGCCTCAGGTTTCCCCATCATAGCACGACCGCCAACTCTCTCCTCAGCCAAAAGCTTTTCTCTTCGAGCGATTAGAGATTCTTCACGATCTAGATTTATTTTCTTCTCTTTATTAATTCGGTCCGCTTCCTCAAGAGGTGAATAAGCTACCTCCTCAGAGGTAGTTTCTGCTTCAGCCGGAGCTTCTGCAGGCGTTTCCGGTGTATCGGCCGGAGTTTCTGTTTCTTCCATAGAGAGAGAGAGGGATTAAGCCTTTATAAACTTTTCCTTTGGGATTGCGACTCCGCACGCTGCCGCGATGACTCCTACGACGACGGTCATGAGCACGCCGTTTATCCCGCAGAGTAAAGCCACAACCTCTATAATACAGAGACAACCTATTCCCATTATAAGAACGTTTGAATCTATTTGCGATTTTTTGTTTTTCATGCTGATGTCGCCTTCGGCGTTGGGGCTTTAGTTGATGTGATTGCTACCTCACTTCGTTTTGTTTTGTGTATTGGGCTATCCTTCCCTTCGTCCTCTCCCAAATTTTCTTCAATTCGTGCTGGGAATTCAAACGTGACTTCGAGTCCTAATTGGGATTTGATTTGTTTTTCGATGTAGTTTTGTTCATCCTCGATAACCTGTTGCCATGCCAGGTACACCATCTTTGAGGATGCTTCCGTAGTTCCCGCCTCTATGGCCATAATGAGAGCTGGGACTCCTCCGCCTTTCGTTACCTCTTCAACCCAAGTTTGTCGCCACTTTAGAGGGTCAACACCATTCGCCCCCACCTGAATTATCTCCGCCTCCACCGCCTTCTCCGGTTTGATTATATCAGTTCCCGCGTTCTTCGCTGTCTTATGATCTGCTTTGAATGCTGCGATGTCTGCTGGCTTTGAAGATTTCAAACTCCATAATATCATAGGGACGACGTAAGAGTGGAAGTAAACCGCCATATCAGCGTCGAGCTGTTTGATTTTATCCAAGAATGTTATTAGTGCTGCAATATCTCCAGTTCCGTGAGTTGCGTCCGCGTTTCTGTTTAGAGTCAGGTGGAAAATCTCATCAGGTTCAAATTTCTGCTCATCCTCGTCCAACCACTTATATCCGTAATGGCTTATCATCCCCGTCCTTGTGTGATAAACTCTCATCGCCATCGGGTTGAGTGGTTTGAGGTTCCGTAGTGCTGACCCCTTCCCTCCAATGATTTCTGCATAAGAGTCGCCATCAATATGTCGCACTCCGATTTGATTTTTTATTACCTCATCAAAACTTTCATTCCCCCGCCCAATAACTCGGTCGATGATTTTTTGAGTTGATGGTTTTTTTGTGTTGCTCCCCTTCCCTACGGTCCAGTCCTTCAGTTTGTTAATGATTGTCTTCACAGAGTTGTGTTCTTCGTAGTATGCGTTGTGAGTAGTCCAGAGTTGAGATTGCCAAACATTATTCTCTCCCGGTCTGTCGACGTCATTAGCGTCGGTGGTTTGAACTTCCAGTTGCATATCTGGGTCGGTCGTATCTGCGTTTGTGAATTCTCTTCCTGCCATTATGTTTTTAGTTCGAACCCCTGAACTTGTCCATTTACCGATATATCTACCCTGCTACTTACGATTTTTATTGTTTCTCCTGCTACGAGTTTTATTGGGATTGTGAACGATATGCTTTGGCTGTCGTGTTCTGCTACGACTGCTGGCAAAACAACTTTTACGACAATCTCATCGTTGAATCTTATGTCCGCCGCCCCCCTTCCTGCCGCTGCGACCATATCCGCGCTTAGAGTTGTCCCTATTGCATAAAAAATTTTCCCTGCTGGGACTGTGTAGATTGTTGTTGTCGTATTTTGCGCTGATCCTTCAACTAATTTTCGCGTTCCGTCGTCTATGATTGCCTTCCAATCACTTAATATCGCCCCGCTTGTGTCTATTCTTGGTGTTCTTTCTTTTATTGGCAGGGGTCTTTTATTATTTAAATTCAATCCCATTATGTCACTCCCAGCGTCGCCAAAACTTCGCTTCTGCTTAATAATTGTTCGATGAGTTGCATTCTATAAGCATAAAAATTCACCATGTCTTCTGCTTCGATTAATGATTCGTAGCCTGCCGTGTTATATAAGATTAGTGTTGCGCCCACGTAACGGCTCGCGTACTCTGAAAGGATTTGTTTTAAATTTGCGGTTAATGATGCGTAGTTTGTGACTAGATCATAGTTTGTCAAGCAAGAAAGGAAGGCCTCGACTTGGGCGACTAGGAGATTACGGTTGGCTTCAGTATCACCAGTGTTGTCCACATTCTCCCCTGCCATGATTGCGATTTCTGCTTCTGTTGTGATCGTTCCTGTGTAGACCATTATTTCTTATCAACCTCTTTAATTACTGCGATCAGATTTGCTTCCATAAGTCTCAGTTCATCCTCGGTATGCCACCTAATTTTTCCTCTGTGGTCCGGGTGCCCGATGATTCTATTGACGACGCGCATTTCGTATTCGTTTTCCGTCCCCTCTTTTAGAAATTGCTTTTTTTCGTCAACTATCTTTATTTCCATTCAACAACTATCCAAGAAGGGTTTAAGTAATTTGTCTTTTGCGGCTAATTCTGCCGCTCTTTTGATTCCTTCAACAATATGGGTGTTTTTGCCTGAAATTTTGACTTTCCACAACCCATGCGAGTCCTGATGTTTATCCCACCTCACCGACCTGAACGATGCTTTGATGTCGTCCCGATTCCAAAGGTGAAGTTCTCCCCTCTCCCCCATCGCCCTCAGGTTGTCGTGCATGTCCTCATTATAAAGTCGCTGCTTCCCCTCTTCCTGATCGATTGAAATTTCCCGGTTGTTCATCGCAACAATCCTGTCTTTTATGTCGTCGATTTTTTGGAGGTGATCCAAAATAGAAACCCCTAAACTCCCGGAGCCCGCATCAATCCCCGAAAAGTCACAATCCCACTTTTTCGTATATTCTACAATTAAATCTTCATTATCCGTCGTTAATAACATTTTTCTTGTATAATGGTCGATTTGTACGAAATTTTCATCACTTATTTTTTTGATGATTTCCGCCGTGAAGGAGTCCCCCCCCATCCTCGCCAGGTCGAAGCCTCCATAATTATCTCCGTAAGTTGGGATTATTTGTGTGTTTTCGTCAACATGGCAAACCTTCTCAATCCACTCATCGCTATAGAATTGTCTTTTGTCCAGAGCGGCGATTGCGAGATATTCTTGAGCGTAAGACATTTCTGACCTATCATCCTTCTCCTCAGCCAAAAATTCAATCAATCCATCACGCTGTTCCTGCGTCCAACTCTCGCATATCGGCCTATTGTGCGCCACCGTCTCAGTATCCATCTCCCAAACCTTAAATCTCGCTTTGGGGTTTTTGTCGATTACGGTTTTTTTATAATTCTTCCAAAAATATCCCTCTTGCCCATCAAATGTCCCAAACATCCAAATCCTTCCGTTCGTAGTTGCTAGGATTGG